AAATAATTTTATTTCATTTTCTAAAATATCAATACTATATATTAAATCAGATATAATATGTAATTCATTTATTTTGTCTTTGACTTCTTTTACTAATTTTTCAATTAAAACAACTTCTTTTTCACCAAACAATAATAAATTAAATTCTTTTACTTTTATTTTTTTCTTCTTAATACTACTTGAAATTTTAAATAATTTTTCTATGGCATTATCACTTTTTTCTATTACATCAATAAAAGACTGCGCCTGTTCAATTTCTATTTCTACTTTATCAATATTTTTAAATTTATTTAAAACATGTTCAATACCACTAATATCATCAATTTTTTTATTTAAAGCAAATAAATCATTTTCTATTTTTTCATAATCAATATATAATTTTTCTATGCCATTATATTTAATTAAAATTTTATCCAAATATTTATATTTTAAAATTCTTTCATTATATTCAGATATTTGATAATTAAAAGTATTTATTTGTTTCTCATGTTTTCTTTTTTCCCTGTCAGCACTAAGCAAAGTTTTATCAATTTCTTCTAAATTTGCTATCTTATTAAAATATTTTGCTACTTCGCCACTTGTATTGGCAAGCATAAAAGGACTATCTATTTGGTATTGAAAATTTAGATCTGGCATATTAAATATTTTTTGAATTTCTTCGGGCACACTTTGTCCAAATCCCTCATAAATTTGTTCTTTTCCATTACAAATATTTATAACCTTGTATTGGTTTATACTCATTCCTTTTTTTAGTCGAGTAACTATCAAATTATCTACATAAATAGATACTTCTGTGTCTCCGCCCCATTCACTCCTAAAAGCATCACCCCCCGGTCTATTATTAACACACCAATTCAAAGCTTTAACAATAGCCGATTTACCTGCATCACTTTCACCAATTATTACATTTACACCTGCATCAAATTCTAAGACAGAAGTTTTATGTGATTGGAAATTTTTTATCTCTATTTTTTTAATCATTGTCTAATATCCTAATGCTTTTTTATGTTTTTTAATAATATCATTGGGGGTATAATTCACAGCATCAGCTATAATTAAAAATATTTTATCTTCTTCATATTTGCACTCCCAAATTTTAGCCAAAATAATTTCTACTTCTTTTTTTGTGTATGTTTCTTTTATTCTAATACAATTAATAAATTCACCTTTCATTTTTTATTTTTACCTCCTAATCGTCTAGCATACTCTGCTATTAACAAAGACTCAGCCTTACCATCCATATAACGCATTCTTGATGTCAAAAAAGTTTCACCAGAAAATAATTTTTCAGCCATAATTATTGATTTATACTTTTTATTATCTAATAAAAATTCATTTTTCCATGTTCTTGGCGGAACTTCTAAAAAAGAAATATGCAGTATTTTTAAAAAGGCAAGGACTTGCCCATAATCTCTAGCATAACTAAAAACAGATACAACGCCTTGTCTTGGCATAGACTGTGCTTTTTCTATTACACAAAAATAATGATCCCCTACTTCAATTAATTTCAATAAACTCTTAATATCAATATCCTTGTCTTTGCTTATAGGCATTTCCATGCTATAAAAAATTTTTTTATTTCTATCAATTATTGAAATTCCACCTTCTCTACCTGGATCAATACCAATATATTTCATTTATATACCTTTTCCAACATATCACAATCAAAATATCCATCTTCATTTAGCAATTCAACTACTTCAAATCCAGATTCATTTATATACGAATCAGAACTACATATATATTTTTTAAAACAACCAAGTCTCTTTCCACTTACTACATCACTTTTTTTAAATTTCATTTATATACCTACTCTATTAATTAGAAAAATAATATTTATATGTGTCTGCTTCTGGTTTTGAATTAAATATAATTTCCACTATCCAAATTTGTTTTTCAGTTATCCTTTGTTGTTGTTTAATATTTTTTTGTATACCTTGTAATATCATTGCAGCAAATCCATAACTTACGTCTAATAACAAATCATCTATTAAATCCAAATAATATAAAATAGCTTTTTCTTTTTTACCCATTATCATTTTAACTTCCTTTTAAAAAAATATTAACCATATCAAAAGTCCTATCAAAACCCAAAGTATCAGTGCTAAAATTATGCTATTTATCAACCCTCTTGCTACATCAAAATCATCTTTCTTTTTCATAAATCAAATCCCTCAAGTTTCAATTTGTTGTATATAATATTAATTTTTTCTTTGAATGTAAAAAAATAACTTAACTTGTCAAAAGATATGCCAGTAATAATTTTACAATAATCTTTTAAATCTATTTTTTGAAAAACAGACAATGTTTTGTACCATTTCATACTTTTCATTTTAAAACCTCTTCAATTTTTAAACCAGTTGCTTTTTCTATAATTTTAATCATTGATACATAGTGATGTACAATACTAATGTTTTTTGATTCTTTCGCATATTGCAAATAATCGATCAAGTATTCAAGCATTTCATTATATAAATCACTTTCAACATATTCTATATCATTATCATTTATTTTATCTTCACTCCATGTCGCGTCATTGAAAACTCCAATTTCATCAACTTGCAAATATATTTTTTTTGGTATATTTTTCATTTCCATTTCGATTTCCTACCTTTGCTTGAAATACTTGTCTCAATTTCCTGCCACTTTGTAATTACTAATGCAGATAACTCATTTTCAAATTCATTTTCTTCTATATATTTTATTAATTTATGTTTTGTAAATAGTTCGCCTTCCCATTCCAATTCTTTTTTATTTATATTAGCAATATTTTTACCAGTTTCAGTTTTTAAGTCATAAAGAAAATTTATATTTGTAGCAATATTATCAATCCCATAATCATAAACAAGTTCAATAAATCCTTCCCTGCCAGGCGTATCATTGCTTGTCTTGTCTGTTTTAATTTTTATAGTTACCCCATATTCTCGACCTTTTTTTTTATGTTTCTCAGCTACAGCCAACCAAGCAATAATATTTGAATAATGATCCAGGCCTTTTCCACCGTTGCGTCTATATTTTCTACCAAATGTAATTCCAATATTTTCTCTGACCTGTGAAATAACTATTAACAAACACTGTTTATCTTCAATTTCTTTTGCCCGCAAACGAAAAAATTTTGACAGATCCTTAGCCTTACCCATACCGTAAGTTCCTGTTTCAAATTGTTTTCCTTTTTCTTTTGCTCGGTATGTTTTTTCATCTCTATCAAGTTCCTGATCTGAAGACAATCCATCAAGTGAATCCACTACATATATCAATATTTCATCAGCTTTTAATTTATTCATTTCTTTTTTTAAATTAAAAGCCATATCTTCTATTGTAGTAGATTTTCTTTTTTCCATTTCTTCTGTTAATATTTCATAGCCATATTTTAAAATTGTGTTCCATGAAAACCTACCCTCTGCTTTATCCCAAAACCATTTTAATTTGCCGCCCAAATTTTTTTGTAAATAAGCAAGTGCCTCAAGTGTTAAATATGTTTTGCCAGTACTGGTATCACCTATGATATTAATAATACCAAAAGGAAATTTTCCAGTAACCAAATCAAAAATAGTACAACCAGAACCCAGTAAAATATGTTCTATTACTTTTTTTTCTTTTGCTGATTCTTTTATTTCTCTAACAATGTTCGTTTTTCTTTTTGGCATCTTTGCTGACCTTTCCTTTTTTCTAATAATTCAATGAGTTTTTGTTGGTCGATTTGATACCGACCAACAATTTTTCTGCCTATGTCATACTTTTTGCACCAATCATACAGAGTTTGTTTTGTGATTTTTATACCATAGCCATTAATAATATTCATGGCCTCATTTTTTGTTAATCCCTTATTCAAAACATTCCCCCTTTTATTTTTTTCTTCTTTTTTTAGTACTAGCTTTTTTACTTTTTTCTTCTTCATCTTCTTCATCTTCTTCATCTTCTTCATCTTCTTCATCTTCTTCATCTTCTTCATCTTCTTCATCTTCTTCATCCCAATCAAAATCTTCATCGTCGTCTTCATCATCGTCGTCTTCAACTTGTTTTTTTGTTTTTTTACTTTTATCTTTTTTTACTTCTTCATCATCATCTTCATCATCATCTTCATCATCGTCGTCTTCAACTTGTTTTTTTGTTTTTTTACTTTTATCTTTTTTTACTTCTTCATCATCATCTTCATCGTCGTCTACTAAACAAATTATTTTTTTTACTTCTTCATAGGTTGGAATAATTAATAATTCATCTAAACTAAAAGCATCGTCAACAATATCTTCATCATATGCTTCATCCCTATCTAAAAGCAAAAAACTACCTTCAAGAATTTTTATATATGGATGTCCTTTAAATGAAGATTTTTTGCCCTTGAATTGAATTGTTTTGCCCTCTTCTAAATCAGCAAAAATTGGAACGCCATCTTCATTATCAATTTCATCCATAATATTTTTTTCAAAAAGAAAATAACTAACATCAAAAATCTGATTTCCTTTATCTTCATCATCCAAATCAATAACATTATAAATAACTCTGCGTTGAGTTTTTAATGTATCAATTAATTCATCATCAGCGCCAGTTTCTTTTAATTTATGTCTTTTCTCGCATACTGGGCAAGGTTTGCCAAAAGTTTCTGAGAGACATAAAACATTTCTATTTCCATTTGGCCCAAGTCCTCTATGCACATAAATTTCCATTTTATAATCTACGTCACCAATTTTATTTCTAGTATCTGGATGATTTTCGGTTTTAATCCAAAATGGAATTATATCCAAATTATTTACACCTTTTTTTTGTTTAAAAATTGGCAATTCATCTGTGTCCAGATCTAATTTAGAAAAATTTAATATTGACCTACCTACCTGATCTGCGTCTTTGTTTTTCACGTTGTCTTCAATTCTATTTCTAAGTTTATCTTTAATTGAAAATTTTCCTTTTTTGTTCTTTTTGCTCATTTTTTTCTCCTTTTATTTTTTGCTATTTTTTGCAAAGATTCTTTTTGTATTTTTTCAATATCATTTTCTTTTTTTTCTTTGGGGTGAGAAAAATAATTATTTAAATATAATTTTACCATGTTTTCCAAAGCACTTTTTCTTTGTTGAAATGCTTCAACTGCCCCAGATAAAAATTTAAAAAGTTCAAGTGCTGTTAAATATTCATCATATTTATTTTTACAATCAAGATCAAGTTTAATTTCTGCGTCCAAAATTGCTTCAGTCACTTTAAGTTTTGCCATCTCTCGTTCTATTCTAATTGCCAAATACAACTCGGCCTTTTTTATTTCAAAGACTTCTTTTTTTCTTCTCATATCTATTTCTGCTTCAACAGCAAATTTAACATATTTCATTTGCAAAAATGGTTGATTAATCCATTCATTGTCAAGATCATGTTTATTAATTTTTAAATCTTTTTCGTACTCCATCATTCCCAAACCCCCAATTTTTTTTCTACAAAATCTTTAATTTGTCTAAAACTATCATTTATGTTATCTTTTTCAGTTAAAACAACCGTCGCACCCAATCTTTCTGTTTCATAATTTCCTAAATTTTTCACTCTTTCATAATACATTTCTTTAATTTTCATAATATTCTCCTATTACTTATATATATATATTATATATTTTTAACACAAAATAATTAAACTTTTTTTAAAAAAATTAAGTAATACTTTCATAACAAGCCAAAACCAAACCAGCTTTACCAGAACTATAAAAATTATCTGCAAAATTCTCTATAACTACAACGGCTTGAATTTCATTTTTATTTAGTAGCACAGCACTCATATATCCCAGCACTGCACGTCTAATTGTTTCTGGTTCTACATCCAATCCACTTATTATCTTAGATATTATTTTCCAGTTTTTTTTCTCTAATAAAGCCCTGCACAATCTCTTTATATCTGTTTTATCTTTTTCAGTGTATGATTGAATTGCTTCAATAATATCTTCACTTGGTAAATCCTTTATTTGTTCCAAAATTAAAACGGCTTGTCTAGGTAAACCCAAACTAATTTTTGCTATTTCTTTTATTTGATCTTCATCCAAATCAATGTTTTCTTTTTCACAAACAGAAGTTATTAATTTTTTAATTCTTTTCGGCGATAACTTAGAAACACTGTAGCAAGCACATCTATTTTTTATTGTTTCAATCACTTTATCTGGTTCAGTTGTACAAAAAATAAAATAAACATGAGCAGGAGGCTCTTCTACTATTTTTAACAAAGCATTCTGAAAATCTAGCGTAGATTTATGACACTCATCCAATAAATAAACTTTTACATCTCCATACAACGGCATAAAATATACGCCATTTATTATCTCTCTAGCCGTATCTATGCCCCTATTATTGCCCATATTAATTTCATGCAAATCATTTAAATTGCAACCTAATTTATTAACTATAATTCTAGCAAGAGTTGTTTTGCCGCATCCACTTGGCCCACTAAAAAAGAATGCATGTGGTTTATCCCTGCTTTTTAATACTCCGTCTAAACTTTTAATTGTAGGTACATTACCAAAAAATTCACTAAATTCTTTTGGTCTATGTTTTACATTAAATGCCATTTCCTTTTCTCCTATTTAAATTATTTAAATTTTTTCTTCTTTCATATCATACCAATTACCATCTATTTCACTTACTTCCATTTCAATATCAAGTGGTACAATAATCCAATTAAATTTTTTCCTTATTTTTTTAGTCATAACATATCTGATAATAGGTTTTAATTTTTCTTTTTCATCTGAACACATATCAAACACAATACTATCATATATTTGCCCAATTATTCTAGTTTTCATTTTATTTTTACGCAAATATTTATTCATATAAATCATAGCCAATAACAAGCAATGAAAAGCACTCCCTTGAATTGGATAATTAGACACATCTTTTCTTGACATTTTTTTTCTCAGTGTAAAATTAGTTAATGTTTTTATGTATCCAATTCTTTGATATTTTTTCCACATATCTTTTTTCCATTGACCATAAACCATAAATTTTTCATTCCAAAATCTATTTTCAACTTCCATTACATGCTTATAATAACCAGTTGCATCTACTATCCTATTATCTTTTTTAATTAGTCGTCCCAATCCCTTAATCCCATTTTCTTTTAAATGTAATTTTGTTTTGTCGTCTATTTTTGACCATACACTTTCCGCACAAGACTTCCACCAATCACCATAAAATTGTGCAAACACAAACATCCCTTTTGCCAAAGATCTAAGACCTTTTGTGATTTCTTCTTTTTTCATTATAAATAATTCACTGGCTTGATCTCTGTGCATATCCGTGTCTGGATTATTTATGTAGGCAACCATAACAGGATCTTTGTGATAACAAGCTGAAATTCTAACTTCCATACCTGAATAATCAACTTCAACTAATTGATTACCTGAACTTGGAACAATTCCTGATCTAACAAGTTTCTTTGCTATTTCTTCATGTTTGGGTACATTTGCAAAATTTGGTTCAGATGTACTTGGACGGTAAGTCACTGTTGTATTTAAATGAAAAGATGGATACATAATTCCGTTAACAGATTCTCTTCTATAACCTTCAATATATGTATCTCTTATTTTTTTCATCTTTCTCCATTTAACAATATCTTTTACAAAAGAATTATTAATTTTTTCTAGTGTTGGAGCAGATACAGAAAAGTTTCCTTTCTCTGTTTTTACCGTGGATTTAATTTTTAAAATATTAAATAATAGATGAGGTAAATCTTTGTTAGAGTTAAATTTAAATTCTTTTTTACCATCCCATTTACTTACTTCTTTACTATTCATTATTTTATTTTTTAGAGCTTCCATTTTTTTAGTTAAGACAATGACTTTTTTATCATAATATTTTTTATCAATAAGTATTCCTTTTTGTTCTATTTTACAAAATTCAAGTGTGCCCTTATGTAATAAATCATAGGCACTAAAATCCTCAACAGACATATTTTCAATTTGCTTTTCATATAAATAATAAGTCAGCAAACTATCCATACCACAATAAAGCATTAATTTATTTATATCACATTCTTTGATTTGATTAAATGCGTGCGATGATTTTTCAGAACTTTTTAAATAAGAAGATATCTCATTTTCATA